ACGCTCACGAAGCTCTGTTAACGTTGCTGTTGGTCCTAGGGATGCAATTCTACTATCCGACGAATTACTTCGAAGAGATTCACCCACGGTAAGAATCCGCGGGAATCCGAGTGCAAGAAAGATATCAGCGTTTGGTTCTGCATATTTACCCTCATTTAGTAACGCATCGAGTGGTGGTAATACCCACTTGATCTCCACTGTGTGATTTGTAAACAAGTTAAATACACGATCTCCAGATGCCGCAGCATCTGTAATGGCTCGCTGCGTTGCTTCTATATCGTCCTGCGTTGCTGGGAACTGATCGCTACCTATCTTAATCTGTCGGAGTAATTCAATAGAACGCGACACAATTGTCTGGTCCATAAGTTTTAAGTACTCTTTATGCTGCATCGCACGCAATGCGTTTTGAAGAAACGGTAATGGGTAATCGTTGTACGAAACAATATCGGCAAACAACGGTTTTTCTTCAATAGGGAAAAGTCGCTGACCTGCAAGTACCGCTTTAACATATGCCGGGCTTGTGCGCTGTAGTTCTTTAAAAGCGGCCGAATCATCCGTACCATCACTACGCTTACCTTTAGAAGTGATGAATGTAGCTTCTTCGGGTGGAATTTCAATGTAAACTGCTCGCTCAAAACCATTTGGTCTTTTACGTAGCTTAATGTTTGCGGGATTTCGTACCCACATGCTGTCTGGTATTTCGACGCGCTTACGACCGAGTGAAGGGTCTAACCTATTCAGCATAATTTGTTTGTACGTGATACCGGGTACGGCCATACCGTGAATAAAATACTCAGTAGCCATATGTTTTAAAAAGGGTTGTAGTTTTCGAGCAACCGCATCATAAAACTTTAAAACGGTTTGATCCTGATCTGTTTTACGATTTCGCAAACGTGTTATTGCAAGGTTGACCATACGATTTATCACGGTCCGCGCAATTGTGTCTCTCTCGTAAAAGTGACGACAGTACACGATAAGATCGTGATATTTATACTTCCGTGAATTATCAAAAGGAACCTGCGCCGGGTCATAGTACCCAACTGTATTCAAGTTGTACATGAATATAGGATTAGGTGTAAAGCTTGAGACCGCCTTAGTTAAGTTAGACATAAATTACCTCACTGTGTTAGCAGTCACTGCGCGGGCTAATCCGGTTCGTGTGACTACTTCAATTTGCTCGCGTAATGCGGCGATAAAACAAAGATAGCTAGCGTAGATATGATCGTCTGTACTTTCGCCGTGCCCTCTTGGAGAGACGACGAAGTAATGAACGTGGCCGCTTGTTCTACGCTGCCTTGCTACCCTCTCCAGCTGAGAGACCCCCTCTGCATCAACTTCGGAAAAGGCAATCGTTTGACGTTGTATGTGCTTAACCAACTCGCTTGTAGCCCACGCCTTAAATGACTCAGAGATTTGCGTTCCGTCCTGAATAGTACCGACCGCAATCTTTTCATTAAACTGAACGGGAATGATTCTTTTGTTATACATCCCAGACGCGTATTCTGGTCGAGATATTAAACTCTGAACAATACCAGCACCACCGCCACCGGCACCGACATCAATCGCAATCTTGTTTACCCCGTAACCGCGAGCTAGATAGTCAATAATTTTTTCTTGCTCAGGATAGTCAATACGCTGTACTTTGTAACGTACGTAGCATCGCCAAGTATCGTCTACCTTTGCAAAGACTTGAATTATGGTAGGATCAGAAAATCCAGTGTCGATAGCAAACACAATACCGTCATTTTTCGGTAATAAAGTAATAGGAAGTGATTCTGAGATAGACTTACCGCTGTCTTTCTCGCGCTGAGTATACTGATAAGAGAAAAAATCATATGGTTGAATTTTCATCTGGTCTCGCGAGATTACTTGAAAACTTGGCGATCCATGCTTACCTAAAATGAGCTGTTGAAATATATCCTCATTTTCCCCACCGTATCGACGAATGGCATCGTCCCAATCCTCTTTTGTAAAATACGGATTATTTGGAGCAGGGATACGATATTTTTTAAATTTAGGCGTTTTTACATCAAGCACATATAGCGCGGTGTTTCTCATGCCATTGGGCACCCCACAGTATACTTCCTGAACTTTAGGCTCCCATGTGTTAATCGTCGGCTGCAGCTGATAGAATGCGGTCATCGGAAACAATTGAAACTCGTCACCGGTCACTTTAGGAATGTGAAGACCTACAAGATTATTTGCTTCTTTACTGCCTGCGATACGCGCATAAAGGCGGTGCTTCCTTGTTCCCATTTGAAAATCTAAAGTACCTTTTGCTCGATTGATATTGTTATTTAAGAAATCTTTCAATAAGGGACTTGTAGTAAACTTTAGAATTACCCGGTCTAGTATTGGCGTAAGCTGATTGGTATTAGGCGTTACTAAAAGTTGTTCGGGAGTTTTTGGAAACTCAATCGTTGAGTTAACTATTTGATAAGTTAGCAAGTCCTCAAGAATAACCGAGTTGTGGACAATTACATTTTCTGAGATATAAGTTTCATCTTGATACACATGAACTGAGTATGTCTGCGCTCGACCACCTTTGATTTTAGCCGTTACTCGATCCCACTCAATTGTTGATGCAGGTGGAGCAGTCTCTTTAGTAAGCGATACACTTACTCCGGGTAATTTAAATTCCTGCCAAAACCGCAAAGCGTTTACGCGATCAAGTGTTTCTACTTCCCAAGCTGAGTCGTCTATCTGAAAAATATGACGTTCTGTAGAATGGTCAGTCAACTTCTTGCTAGTACTTCGAATACCAAAGTACAAAAGAAGCTCTTGCCAATCACGAACATATTGTTCGTTTAGTAAGCGAATCTTTACAGTTTCCAATGATAGAACACCGTATTGTGCGTAAGCAGCTTCTAAAAACGCTCTAATGTTTTCCACGCGCTGTGTTTTCAGCCAGTCAAGTCTAAAAACCTGCCGTGCGTCCTTGGCCATTAAATTTAACTCAATTTTTAATTGATTCATGTAGTGACGCACTCCACCAGCTTTGATTCTCTCTAGGAATACCGCGCCGTTTTCTTCTTTGCGATACGTTAAGTAGAGATGATGTGCGATATCCTGCAATTCAGCATCAATTTTTTTAAATCGTGGTTTTATTCCTACTGATGCTTTGTGGTACACCGATCCCGACGCGAGATATCCAAGAGCGCGTAACTCATGCCATGAAAGCGTGTCGTAAATACAATGATCAGTAGGTAACTTCCCCACTGCTGCAACTAAATCCCCTATAACTAAATCCCCCATAAGAATAAAACCTTTTGGAGTGAGTATTGGGTGTAAGTCTGTTGCCTTCACTTGCTGACCGCTGGACGTGTAAATAGTCCATATAGGCTTCCAACGATCTTTACGTAAAAAACCTCTTCGCTGAGTAAACACACCAGAAGGAGAATAACCATAAGTGATAAATGATTTTCGTTTTAACAGTTGAGTAATTGTTTCATACCCACGATCTGTAAATATGCGTGCTGATGCGGGTTGACACTTACCAATAGCGCGACCTCCAGTTACAACGATATGAGCAGACTGATCACTCAGAATCTCTCGTTGATACGGCCGAAAGAAAAACTCCTCAACTGGCCAATTTTCTTTATTCATGTCAGCTGTGTTTGTCGATCGCAAAAATTCATTTAACCAGATAGGATCTTCTATAACTTCTAACAAAGCAAAGTCACTATCCTCTAGTTTTGCTTTAAGCATCCTCACTCTCCTGACTAAGATCATCTGATAGAACTAGGTCATCATCGTTGTCACCAGCAGTAGAACCCGATTTTTTAGAGTTTACTACTGTGTAACGATGTTTTTTACGCCAATTTGAGTCGGCGATGTCAAAGAAGATATCCTTCTCCTCGCGCTCCGCGCTCACTGCTTTGTTGCATTGATTGCAATTAACTTTAAGAGTAAATCGTGAGTGATCATGCATAATGGAAAATCGAGCAAGTAATATTTTGCATTCAGGGCAATAAAGTCTCACTAAGCGACGCTCAAGGAAATCCTGAGCGGCCGCTTTTAGGTTAACTATGTACTCAGCGATTGACTCTGACTTGTCACTAGTACGTGTCTTACGGTCGAGAGCTAGCGCCCGCTCCAATTGAAGGTTTCGCTCAATAATATCTTTTAAAGAAGATCCTAGTCGCTGAATCATATCTATGTTATCAACGGGGTCATCCGCGGTAAGTTCTTGAAGTTTTGCCTGAATAGTTTCCACAATAACCTGATTATTAATTAGCATCTCAAGATTTGCTCGATCATTCGGCGACGAAAGCGTGGCTAAGTCATATTTGTCCGAATAGTCTTTTAATATCTCAGTAAACCTACGATTTTTAGCCATTATTTCCCCTTCTGGTAGAAGATAGAGCACAAAACTGTACTCTATCTTCTACCAATGTCCTTATTAAATTGTCATTACCGAATTGGACAGGCTCCGCCTTCACAGTCACTGCCGAGATCATCGTCTACCTCAATATTTTCAAATTGAGTTAGCAGCGCGATAATAGATTGACCAGTCACGTTAGAGACTGCGTCTTTACGACTTTCATACTCATCATACGAGATTTCTTCGTACGGCATCAATGGGTACGCAGTTGTAAACTTGGGCAGAAATGAGACACCAATATAATCATCCCATCTGTTCAAGAGCAACTCAATAATTTCTTTTACCTCTGATGGATCGAAGGTAATTGTAATTGACGTGTTATGATCACTCCAGTAGTTCTGCAAGATAAAGTAGCGGCGAAGTTGTTCGACTGCTGACTCGCTTGATGAAGGCTTCAGTGCTGAGGTTTTAATTGGAAACTCAACTACCCATGTATGAGCCTCTTTAAGTTTCGCTTCCTTATCTGCTACAGAAAGCCCATCATACACATCCGGTAAACACGTCGTAGCCTCTGGATAAATTGGATAACCAGCTGACTTCATTGCCATAGCAAGTGGATCTTGACTTGAGATACGAACACGGCGTACATAGTACGGAGCGTATGACGCGTGAGCACCAGACGATACAGTAGGAAGCTGGGCCAGCGTTCCTGACGGTTTCACACAGGTAACCAATAGCGGAACTGGAATGCGTAACGCATCTGCATAGGCGCGTGCCGAAATTATAGCCATGTCACGTAACTGAAAAAGCACTGCTGCCAATGTGTAATAGCTAATTCCGTCATTGACTACAACGCGTACAGGATCTTGTTCTGCGTTAGTAGTACTAACACGTAGTGCGTCCATAGCCTCTACATATCCAGTCATAGATACGCCAGTTAAGCGATCGCGAGCCTGAACTTTATTCCAATGCGGAAGTTCAAGCTCCAGCGTGGCCATACGGACCCCAATTCGCGTGGCAAGGCATACCGCACGTTTAAGCCCATCTAAGTCAAGCCATGGAAGTTCTGTACCGGCACCGTGAACGAACGCACGTACATTGACTTCTGAGAGATTACATACGCCGTTATCTGCAAGAAGAATCTCAGCACAGGGATTTGTCCCCGCGTAATAAGGGCGTCGGTAGGCTGCGGCCTCGGCATTAATAAAACCGGGCTCGCCGTTATTTACGATGCGCTCGAAAATATTTTTAAGCTGCCGCTCAGTTGGCTTTTGTCGGAAAAATACTGAGTTGTTGCTCATAGAACGAAACCGCTTTGACTCCTTGGCCGGATCGGTCCACAGATCTTTCTTTGCATTCAAAATATCGATGTCGTTAATGTCAAACAAAGTGATTTCACTAGAACGACGAACACCGCCAACTACAACAGCCTCGCCAATAAGATTCATTATATCCATTGCTTCTATGGTTGTAATATTAGAGTACTCAGCAGCATTGTAGTGACTCAGTGTCTCAACAATCTTTGAATACATGTTCATTAGTGCGTGCGGTCCAGATGCACGACCGCCAAACGTTTTGAGCTGTTCACCTGCTGGACGCACGTAATTATAGTTTATTGTAAGTGTGTGAATGCCGTCAGTATAACAGTGCAATAACCACTTAAGGCCGTCTACCCAGCCTTCTTTAGAGTCACCGATGCATAGCATGGCTTCTGTTTTAGAAATCCGATAAAATTCTGTAAGATCGCTTCGATCTGCGGCAGCTACAGGTGCATACTCTTGATGAGTTACTTGTACATTGCGAACAATTTTAGGTAGTTGAGCGACATCCGAAGGAAGCACTCGAAAGCCAACACCTGTTCCAAGCATCATGAGATAAAAAGCATCATAAAATGCTTGAAAATCATCTACAATCATAAACGAACAGTTAAAGTTAGACAGCGGATATTTCTTTGCTGCCTCTGTTCCACCAGTCCATAAAGTACGTCCTGCGGGAAATACTTTTAAATTAAACATGTAGTCAAACAGTGACTCTGCTTCTTCGTTATATTTCCAACGGTCTGAACTTGACAAAGAGGTATCCAGAGACATGCTGTACTCAACAACGCGTTTGACAGTTTCCTTCCACGTCTCTCTACGTTTCAGTTCGGGAATGAAACGACTGTACGTACGAAGGTATACAAACTGACCCAGCAGACTTGGCCACTCTGGGTTGTCAGGATATTGACTCAAAAAATCAGAACTAAGCGGCATCTTATACTCCTAAAGTAAAATTAATTGTGGGGTCAGTGAACGAAAAATTCTTCATAGCGGACTGTACTTGTCGTTTATTATGAACAAATGCAAGTTGAGCAATCATAAAGTTTCGTAGCTTGTTCAGAAACAATTGAGGCTCTTCTCCACTATATGGAATCAAAATCTCATGAAATTCGAGATTGTCTTCCGTTGGATGTTTAATAGCGTAGCGAACGTAGAATGACCCATCTTCCTGTTCTCGGTACTCTACTACAGTATAACGAAGCGGCGTACTCAACGATTGTCTCCGCTACCATGAATTGTGTTATTAGCCACGCGTGCTTCAAGCTTAGCAGTATTGCGCTCAATAACTTCATCTAATGTGTATCCAAGATCATCGATAAGACAAGTGACATACCAAAGTACATCTCCAAGCTCATCAATAATCTTACTTGCTTGCTCAACGTCAAGTTGACCAGCGGCATCCCTCAGTACTTTTTTGACCTTTCCTGCTACTTCTCCAGCTTCGGATGCTAATCCTAAAGCGGGATAAATTACTGCATAATCGCGACTATAGCGCTTTGTAGACACCACAAAATCTTGATAGCTCATACGGCTTCCCCCTAAAAATTGAAAAAAAAATCGCCAACTTACTAATAGTAATAATATTAATAAGTTAGTTATTATAATACCATATATATGATTAATAAACAAATTAATTAATAAATATGATAGAATATTTATCAATTAAATTTTTTTTTAAATCTTATTTTTTATTTCCCCAACAAAATTATAATATATGATGTCAAGCTTTTTTATTAGAATTGCATTAGAATTAGATGAGTATTTTTTATATAATTACTAATTAATGTGGATAACATGTGGATAACTTTATGTTAATGTGGATAACTTGTGGATTAATTAAAAAATATGTGGTAAAATACTAGTAGGTGTATATGCACTTAATTTCTGGTCAGGTGAGGCGAATGAGATACGTACAGTGTTTATTTTGTGATGAGCGTAAGCAGCGCAGTGATTTTTTATGTAAGTCCTGCCGCATATTATATGGGCCCTATGAAAAAGAAGCGTGGTTTTCTGAATTTGTGCAAATGGAGAGAAAACAACGCAGGATAACTAAGCAGGAATCAACTAATTTTGAAGTAGATTTTTTACCTAAAGAACCAAGACCCCAATGGGGCTCATCCAAGTCAAGAGGCCGCCCAAGAACTACCGATTTAGTTGAATCGTATATTAGATCTATATATCAAGATAGTTTCTCAATTCGAAAAATTACAAGTTTATGTCAGGAGTCAGGTTTAGTTGTTTCGCGAGAAAGTGTACGTACTATTCTCAATAAGATTAAAAGTGACAAATAAAAAAATTCATTATTAGGGGGGACTTTATGCCGATAAATATTCCATCAACTGTTAATGTCACCGTTGGTACTGTTGAGCTGCAGGAGAATGCAGAAACGGTGCATTATCAACAATTTGTGTTAACTTCTCCGGAAGGAATTCCGCTTGGAAATAATTCTAATTTAATTCCGATTGCCGTTGCAGTTTCTGGAAACTACGTTTCTAACTTAAATGCTGCTTCGACTGTATTTCCAGTAGGTGGTGTGTACTACGAAGAGTCAATAGATAATTGGTTTACTGAGCTTCAGGATACTGAGTTATCTGTAGCTCGCCTGACTGTTCGCGGTGGAATTAAAACTGCCGGTGACGGTAGAGTGAACGAGCTCATTGGGGGATCCTCTTCAGGTTACGATGACGTTCTTGTAATTTCTGGAGTTTACTCATCCGTTGGTTTAAACGTACTTAATACAAATGGCGAGTTTTTTCAATTAACCAACACAAGTGCTAGACATTTTTACATACCGATGATCCGTAGTGGATGGAGGACATTAAGTTTTAGTTTTATTGCACCCGTGTCTGGTTTGATTTCAATTTACACTGATATGGGTTCTAAGACTCGAGATATTCTTGCGGGTACTTTCAGTACTAATGCTGACGTTCGTTATGGAGTGGTTGCGGCCACAATAACTGCTTCCGGTTCATTAATTGGTATACCTGCTTTAGCTTATCCAGTAAACGCTTTTATTATAACCTTTGAGCCTGCAGAAACAGATGCCGGAACGTACGAACTTCATATAACAAGAGGTGCCTAATGAGTGATCCAATAGATGATTCACTGAGTGATAGACAGCAGGATTTAATAACTGATTTAATTGAGTTAACAGATAAGTTTGGTAAATTTGGGCCCGGTATAGATAGTGAAGGATCTCACTACACACCGGCTGAAAACAATCCATTTAAATCGGAAGGTCTAATCTGCGCTAACTGTGCTTTTTTTAGTTACGATAGTAAGTCTTGTTCGATTGTAGAGGGTCAAATCGAGCCTGAAGCAATTTGTAAATTCTGGGTAATTGAGAATGAGTATTTAGGAGAATCCCCAGAGGAAG